CGCGATCTGTACCTGTTTCTGCAGAAGCTGCGCCGCCTGCGAATGGGTTAGCAACCATGCCGTAACGTGTTTTGAACCCGATGCGAGGCTGGAAGTCGTTTTCACCAACTGCACGTACCATTGTTAGTGGAACGTATGGTGCATAGAACATACCTGCGTCATATGGGTTTGAACCACGGTAACCAACAGTTACGTAATCAACAGATGCATATGGGTCTACGTAGACTTTCATACGACCGTTAATAACACCTGCGAATGTGTTACCTGTGTCATCGACGTTCAAGTTTGTTGCCAATGCTGGAGCGTAATCCAACATACCTGCTGCTGCAAGAGCTGCTGCAACGTCTGAAGAACAGATGATGAAGTTACCTTTACCGCGACGTGTTTCTTTCGCGATAACGTTTGCTTCACGTTCGATCTGTACCAACAAACCTTTGAACTTTTCTACTGACCAACGGCCATCAGTGTCTGTATCGACGCTGAATGTACCTGCAGTAGTAACGTTGTCAGTTTGTGCGCCACGCTTAGCTTTGACGTTGATTGTACGAATAACTTCGCGGTTAATTTCCGCTAGGATTTCCGCTGACAGGATGTTGGCCAATTCTGCTTCAGCGTCCAAGCCGTGGATCGCTTTCAAGTCTTGTGCCAATTCCATTGTGTATTCTGCTTTCAACGCACGTGTTTTAGCAGTTACACTTGTTTTGTCGATTGAGAATGCCATTTGAGCAAGAGCATCACCCGAGTTACCACGAGATTCACCTACTGTAGTTGACATACCTGTACCAACACCGAATGCGTCATCGATATCGTCGCCAGCTGCGTTGCCAGAACCATCAGTTGTACCTGATACGTCTGTGCCACCTACAGACGATGGTGAACCACCGTGAGTACCTGCACCTGAGAAGTCTGTGTCTGCTTCGTTGAATAGTGCTTCTGCACCAGACTGTGAAGTGTAACGTGACTTCATTGCGAAGATCAAACCAGTTGGGCCAGACATTGGCTGAACACCAGCAATATCATAAGCGATTAGGTTTGGCATAGAACGACGTACCAATGAAATTAGTACTGGGTCCCATGTATCAACGCCAGCGCCAGTTGCGTTTGCTGGAGTTTCTGCCAAGAAGCCAGCTTGTGAACGCTCTTCACGAAGTGCTTTTTCTTGGTTTTCTAGTAGGACTGCAGTTACCGATTTACGGTAGTTGTCCTGAATTGCTGGAAGCTCATTGTGCTCCAGAATTGGTGCCCATTTATCTTGGACTTTATCTGCATTAAACATTTTTTTGTTCTCCTAAAGGATTTATTAAGATTTTAGGGTTCTTGAAAGAGCAGCTGTATATGCGTTCATGAGTGGTGTAAGTTCAACTTGTTCACCGTTTTCATTGATTGCAATTTCCGCTTCTTCAACAGATTCGTTAACTTGCTTAGCAAAGTATGACTCTTTCAGAGTAGCTACTTTTTTAGCAAACGTATCTGCGTCTTCAAAATCAACATCTTCTACCAACGACTTTAGCTTTTCAGCTTCCGTTGCTGCTAGATCTTTAGATGCTTCAGCAATAATTTCTGCACGCTGATGATCTGCTACAGATTCGCTCAAACGGATATTATCCTGAGTTGCACTGTTCAGTTGTTCTTCAAGCTCTTCTACCTGTGCAGCCAGATCATCGACCATGTCGATTTTTGAATCTGGAACATCGATATAATGCTCTGTGAACAATGTTTTCAGCGAAGCCATAAATGATTCTGCGATTTCAGTACGCAGACCATTTTCAACAGCCAATCTATTTTCTTCCATCCAATTCTCAACGACGTAACCAAGGTAACCATCGACCTTTTCTACTAGTTCAGATTTGATTGTTGCAGTTTCTTCTTCTAGATTTTGAGTGTACTCGCTTTCTAGACGATCAATCTCTTCTGAGATTTTTGATTTAACTGCGGCTTCAAAAATAGTTGCTGCTTTTTCCTGGAATCCTTCGGTCAAAGAATCATCAGAGGATACAAGAGCGTCAAGGTCAGCTTTAAAGTCATATGACTCTTTTACTTTACCTTTTGTTTCTACTTGTACTTCTTCCTCATCATCATCTTCGTCTTCGTCATCCATATCGCCTTCGTCATCAGCTTCCATGAATTTATCATAGGCGGCCATCAGGTCGGCTTTGTTCATCTTGGACATTTCTTTGTACATGGCATTAATCATACCAGCTTTAGTCTTAGGCGCAGCTGATTCTTCAATAGCTTCTTCTTCAACAACTTCTTCAGTTGTTTCTTCAGCAACTACTTCTTCAGCTTCTGCTTCAACTTCAGCATCTTCCGCAATGCTTTCCTCGGTCTCAACTTCAACGTCTTCAACGAGGTCGTCATCTTGGAGCTCTACTTCAGAAACGTCTTCGATGAGATCCAATTCTTCTACTTTGGTCTCTTCAGACATATTTTACTCCTTGATTCATAGAGTTAAAGTTTTGAGAGGAAATCTTTCCACACCTTCAACTGGCTTTCTGCCAATTGGGATGAAGATGCACGCTTGATTTCAGTCTCATATTTTTCAACTTCTTGTGCCTTGAGTAGACCATTATCCCAAACCCATTCAACGCCTTCCATAATCCCATTTACGAAAGCTTCGGGGGCTGAGGGGTCTTGAACAATGTCCACTGTTGCAAGCATAAAGTCTTTGCCAACAACATTTACTCCGTTACGGTTCACAAGAGTACCCATACCACGACTCGAAACACCCAACTGACATCCACCTTCGACCAAACCTTTTACGATCTGACCCATTGGAGTATCTAGTACAAGTGCCTTACCCATCACGTTATTACCATCCCACTTAAGTTCGGTAATGCGATGAGATACTTTATCCAAATTAATAGTAGG